CATCGGACGCGCCGGCCCGATCTCGAAGCCCAGCCAGCGCAGCCAGCGGATCGCGCCGGCGTAGTCGGCATGGACGTCGCAGGTCAGCGTGCGGTGCCGGGCCAGAAGCTCACGCACCTTGGCCCGGGTGATTCGTAGGAAGTCCTTGCGGCAGCGATCGACTGGCGTGCCGGTCAGCATCCAGATCGTGCGATCCCCCAGCAGCGTCTCGAACGAGACGCCGACGATCGCGGCGACCTCGCCATCGACCAGGTATGTCTCAGCCCACAGGGCACGAGAGAGGCCGCGGGCAATCGCCTCCTCTTTTGTAGACCCGAGTGCTGCGACTTCACGAGCGTCGCCATCGCGCAACTCGATCGCACGGGCATGGTTCATGGTTGCGGGAACGACGGTGATCATCAGCCCCCCGGATTAACTTCAGGAATGAGATCGAGCACCGTTGCCGGCAACGGATACATCTGCTGCACGAACAGCCGCCCATCCCTGTTCCATTCGCTCGGGATCTGCACCGCCCAGTCGCCGGAAAAGGCCTGCATCGCCGTGCCCAGCGTCTCGTTGGTGCGCTGCTTCACTTCCTGCACCGCGCCCTGGTAGAGCCCGACCTGGAGGCCGCGGCTCTCCTTCACCCGCACGGTGACCTGGGCGATCTTCTTCATCTGGCCCTGCACGGTGCCGGCGGCCGGCAGCTCGAGGTTCAGCGTCTCGAGCTGGGCGCTGTAGGCCAGCCCGACCGTGACCTTGGAATAGCTGGCATCGAGCGTGACCGCCCCACCGCTCACGACCTGGCTGGGCACCACCGAGCCGTCGCCCAGGATCGCCACCGTCTTGCCCTCGAGATGGTCGAGGCCGGTGATCGTCGTGACCGGCGCGCCGCTGTACTGCAGGCCGCAGTCGACGAACCAGGCGTCGGCCATGGTCGCGAACAGCCGCGGCGCCATGCGCTCGACATAGCGGCGCGTGGTGCCATTGATCGTGCGGTTCACGATCAGGTAGACGGCGTCGTAATAGCCGCCACTGCCGTCGCTCTCGGTGATGCTGCACACGCTTTCCACCACGCCGTCGGTGACATGCCGGTGCCAGGCATAGACCTCGTGCTCGCGCATAAAGGTGAAGCCCAGCAAGGTGCCGTCGGAGCGCACGCCCCAGGCGATCTGGAACGGCTCGCTGGCCCACGCCCACTCCTGGATCTGGTACTGCGCGGTGGTGTCGTAGAGCATGTGGCTGGCCAGCACGCTCATGTCGAAGGACTGGTAGAGGTCCTGGATGGCGTCGTAGCGCAGCTCGATGACGCGGCTGCCCTTCTCCTTGACGAACAGCAGGCTGTTCTGCGTCCAGATCGGCGGCACGTGGCTAGAGCCATGCGCGGTCTGCGGGAGCGTGAAGCACGCCGCGGGTGTCAGCGCCGAGGCCGAGGGGCCGGGCCAGCAGCGCCATTCGGCGCCCGAGGTCATCAGCATCAGGTTGGTGCCGGCCGGAACCATGTGGCGGATCTCGTTGACCTGCTGGCCAACCAGGGTGCGGGTGATCGCGTCGCTGTCCTTGGTCGGCTGGCTGACGGCCATGTTGTTGAAGGCGCCGACGTCGGAGAACCACAGCGTCTGCGGCTGGGTGAGCGTGCCGGCAAAAGCCTGGCGCTGCAGGTAATAGGCCGTGCACTGCGGGTTGGTCGTCGTGCTGGGCGCGATCGTGAGCGTGATCTTGGCCCCGGTGCCGGCGCTGTCGAACACCGTGCCGAACGGGCTGTAGGCGCTGCCGCCGTCGTAAATGGCGTATGGGTTGCCGCCGGGCGACGTGACGGTCGCCGAGTCGATCACGCCGCCCGTCTGGTGGCAGGTGATCGTCGTCGGATCGGCGAAGCCGTCGTTGCGTGTTACCTTGATGTAGGGGCTGGCGTGATAGCCCGACCCTCCAGCCAGGATATTGACGCTGGAGACGTAGTACCAGTCGATGCTGTTACCGTCGGTATAGCCATAGGTGAGATTTAAGCTCACCGTCGCGCCGGCACCGCCACCATCGGTGATCTGCACTGTGGCGTTGGAGGAATAGTTCTGGCCTGCCTTCGTGACCGAGGCGCCGGTGATGACGCCGCCGCTTGTGGTGAGCGCGATCGTGGCGCCGGTTCCGCCGCCAGGGTCGAGCAGGGTCGCCACAGGCGCGCTATACCCCGAGCCGCCGGCCACGACCGCGACGGAACCCAGGGTGCCGCCGCCGAACGGCAGGCGCTGCTGCGGCGGCGTGTTGCCGACGTCGGGCGCCAGGTTGGCGTCGGCGAAGGCCACGGTTCCACCGGAGGCCGGGGTCTGGGCCTGACCGATGAAGCCGTAGACCGCGCCGGTCGCGGATTTCTTGTAGACGAAGTAGTTGGTGCAGCCGGTCAGCGGCGGCCACGACAGGGTCGAGGTCGAGGAGCTGCTGCCGACATCGGCGGATTGCAGGCTTTCCTCGCCCGTCGCGTCGCTCAATGCGGTGACGGCATAGATATTCGCAGATCCCGGTGCGCTCGATGTGATGCCCGTGGGGGCGGCCTGCGTGGGTGCAAAGGTGATCGGCGTCAGCATCCAGACCGCATGGCCGGTGCGCGTCAGCCTCATCGCGCTGTACGATGGATGTGTGAGCGTCATCGTGTCGGCCGACTGCACGAACTTCAGCAGCGGCAGGTCCGCTGCGGCGTAGGGTGTAGCCAGCGTGTAGATATGGCCGGGCGTGTCCTGGACGAAGCCCGGCGCGCCTGCATTGAACATCACGACCTGCATGGTCTTGTCGCCGAACACCAGCGCATAGGTCTGGCCCGCCGGCAGCGTGCGGAACTGGAACGGAATCAGCCGGTGACGCAGGCCTGAATTGTCGACCTCGCCGACGAAGCGCGTGCCGGGCCGGTTCGACGCGCCGCCATGGGGATGCACGAAGAAGTTCTGCATCGTCCGCGCGCCGACGTGGAACTTGGCCAGATCGACACGACCGTACAGGAACGGGCTGAGCTCGCCCGCGGCGAACGACGGCTGAAGGGTGTTGAGGGTCGCCATTACGGCATCACCTGGCCGAACGCGGCGAGGCCGTCGTCGAAGCCGCGCGCGGCAGCGGCTTCCGGCACGTAGGTGCGATTGAGCGCCGAGCCCTCGTTGGCGGAGTCCGCGACGGCCTCGCGCAGGCTGAGCTGCCACATCTGGGTCAGCGCCTTGACGCGGTCGTCCTTGCCGCTGAGCTCGAAGCAGATCCGCGAGGCCAGGCCGTAGACGACGGCATCGACGAAGCCCTGGTCCCAGCGCAGCGGATCGGTCACCTGCGCGGTGTAGATCGCCGACAGCGGCGACGCGTCGGCCAGGATCACGTTGACATAGGCGCCGGTCGAATCGCGATCGCTCGCCACCTCGTAGAAGGTTTCCGGCAGCACCAGCAGCGGCACGTCGTTGAGGCGGCGCAGGCGCAGGCAGTCGACCGGAGCGGCGTACTTGTAGGCCCAGCGCGCCGGCGGGTTCTGCAACTGGGCAAGCTGCGCGGTGATGCGTGCGAAATTCCAGTCGAAAACGCGCAGGGTCCCGTCGCGCACCATCGCCAAATGCGTCAGGCAGGCGTTTGCCTCCGCCGAGCCCTCGTCGATCGAGCTGATCTTCGAGCGCGTGCCGACGTGGCTGATCGCAGCGTTACAGATATCCGTGATAGTCGCCATGGCGACTATCAGCGGAGGTGGGCGGCAGGCGGAGTAATCTCCGCCGAGAGCCCACACGGTGCAGAATGGATCACGATGATACCCCTCATGAAAGAAGGAAAGTCCGGGGCCGATCCGTGATCGGCCCCGGTCCTCACTAGGCGACGTACGCCCGCGGATAGGACGGCTGCACGTCGAGTGACGGCACGAGTGCCGCCTTGAGCGTGCCGGCCGTCATCGCGGCGGTGCCGACCACGTAGTTCAGCCGGATGAAGCGCTGCGTGCCGCCCGGCAGCTCGCCCGGCAGGAACTTGTAGCCCTGCACCAGCGCAGTCACGGGGATGGCGTCGGACTGCGACAGGATCGACCACGCGCCCGGCGCGCCGGAGCCGTTGTCCGGCGCGGTCTGGAACTGCACCTGCAGGGTCGCCGAGCCGCCGGAGGTGAACGCGGCGACGACCTCGCAGAGGAACATCAGCTGGTCGGTGACGGCGCCGCCGATGTCGTGGGCGACGCCGAGATCGATGATGTTGGTCGAGACGGTGCTGCCCGTTCCGGTCGGGCTGTCCCCGGCATCGGCCGAGAACTGGTTCTGTTTGTCGATGAGCATGTTGTGCGTCTCTCCTCAGACCACGCGGGTTTCGTTATTGAGAATCTGGTCGCAGATGCGGATCGGGACGCCGCGGAAGGCGGTGTACGGCTTGGAGTCGCGCGTCTCGAGCGTCAGGAAGTTGTTGGCCTTGGCCATCGCCTGGATGTCGAGGGCGGCGCGCACCGTGCGGTTGCAGTAGAACGCGGTGTTGACCTGGCCGGGCCGGGTGCCGCCGGGCGGCGGGCTGTTGCCGGCGGCCGAGACGAACGGCAGCTTGTTGACCGCCGCGATCAGCGTGTTCACCAGGTTCGCGGTGGTGACCGCGCCCGCCGTCACGTTGATGTTGGCGATGCGCACCACGAAACGCCAGTCGCGCACCGTGAGGCCGCAGTCCCACTTGAAGTGGGTGCGATAGCCCTGGAACGGATTGTTGTTGGCGTCGAACAGCGAGTGCTCGCCGAGATCGCGCACCTGCAGGCCCGCCTTGGAGCCCTTGGGGAACAGGCCGTGCACGGTGTTCTGGCCCCAGCCGACCAGCCAGATCGAGGTGTTGGTGCTGGACGAGCCGCCGGCATCGACGATGTTGACGCCGCTGTTGGCGGAAAGCGAGGAGAAGCGCGGCCCGAGGCCGGTGAAACGCTCCGGGTTCACGGCCGTGCTGCCGTAGAGCACCGTGCCCTGCATGCCCTGGTTCATCGCCTCGATGAAGGCCATGTCCTCGCCCATGCGGAACTCGGCGGTGTTGCCGTTGAGGTCGGCGAGCGACTTGTCGATCTCGCTGTAGGCCTCGAGCATGCCGGTCGAGTCGCGGACCTGCGCCGTCTGGCTCTTGGACTTGGCGACGCCGTAGTTCAGCAGGCGCCAGGTCGCGGCGGGCAGGCCGGCGCGCACAGTCGTCTTGTGGCCCGCGCCGTCGTTGCACTGCATCCACAGCATGTCGGTCAGCATCTCGTTGGTCTGGCCGAGCAGCTCGATCACCGCGGCGGGCTTGCCGCCGGGATCGAGTCGCGTGGCCCATTCGCCGAGGGTCAGGGCCGAAGAGGCAAGAGTTGCCATGTGTCGTAGTCTCCTGTGTCGCTAGCGCGACTGTTTGGGATTGCCGTCGTAGATGGTTTCAGCGAGTGACCTCGGCGCCGGCGGCGCGGCATACCTGCCGGGCGCGAACCGATCCTCCGAGACCATCTGCCCGAGACGCACGAAGGCCTTCACGATCGCGGGATGATTGCCCGCGCCGGTCAGGTTCAGCGCCTCCTTGAGTCCCGGAACGCCGAGGCGGTCGATCGCGCGGGCCGCAGAGGCCATGCTGGCCGTCAGTCTGTCGCCGCCGATTTCCCGATCCGCCTTGATCTCCGAGACCCATTTGTGCTGCAGGTCGACGAACGCCTGCACGCCCTTCTGGGCGGCGGCCTGGTCGCGCGAGACTGCAAGATCGATGAACTTCTGCGCCTGCTCCTGCGGCAGCCGCGCCTCCGAGAACAGCGAGCGTGCGCAGTCGAGCGTCTCGCCGTCGACGGTGGCGCCCTCCGGCAGCTTGAAGTCTTCGTACGTGACGGCCTCCGGCACCGTTGCTCCGTCCGTCGGTATGCTTGCGGCCGTGTCGGCCGCCGCGAGCATCGAGGCTTCCGCCATCGCCGGGGGCGGATTTGCCGCCGGCGCATCGGTCGTCTCAGGAATCTGACTTGTCTCGTCCGCCATCGGTCTCTCCGTTGGATGCGGGTTGCTTGGAAATCGCCTCGGCCTGCATGCGGCCGTACTCTTCGGGACAGAGCCGCATCAGGTCGGCCAGCACGGCCAGGCCGAGATCGCGGCGCCCCTCGTTGAAGGCGGTGAGCTCCGCGGACAGGCCCATGGAGCTGCGGAACACGCCCGCCTTGGCGAGCAGGTTCCAGATGAAGCGCCGGCCGCGGGCATCGCCCATCAGCCAGCGGACGTCCTCGTTGCGCTGCAGCCGCGTCGTCTTCGCGGACTTCTGCCGGCGCTCAACGTGGCGCGGGTTGCCGGCGTCGTAGGCCGGCGTCGAGTCTTTGGTGTCTTCCATGCACACGAAAATAAGCGCGTGCGGCGAAATCGCGAATTACGGTCGTTATATCCAACATATCGTTGGCCGGCTTGAAACTGTCTCATGTCGTGCAGAGTGTTTTCGCTTGCGCGGAGGGGCTGCGCCGGACAATTTCGAGGCCAATCTCACAATGACAATCCAGCCGTCACCCCTCCGGCACTCTTCGTTCCTCGCCCGCTTCTGGCGCGGCGAGTACACGCTGTGGCTTTCCTACTGGGTCATCGGCCTGGCGTTCAATCTCGCGACCATCGGCGCGATCCAGGGCCTCGCCTTCGCCACGCGCGAGCAGGCGTTCAATCCCTACGCCATCGCGCTCACGCTGTTCGTCATGTGGGGCGCCACGGCGCTCATCCTGGTCTATCAATCCGTCGGCGTATGGCGCTCGGCGACGTACTACCGCAAGGCTCCGGACCGGCCGGTCTGGCGCCGGATATGGAGCGTGGCCGCGCAACTCTCTGTCCTGGTGGGCGTCGTGAGCTTCGGCCACCAGCTCTGGCAGTCGGGCGTGCGCCAGATCGACGAGAGCTGGCGCATGGCCTTCGAGGGCGATCCCGACATTCCCGCCTTCACCATCCGCACGATGC